TTGAGACCATCGATGCTACGCTTCCAGGTAGGATCAGCGACGATCAGATTCAGACCAGCAGCACCGTTGCCCCACGCAGCCTGAATGATGTCGTCAAGAACACTCGCACTAAGCGTTGCAACCGAGGTGTTGTTCGTGGAAATGAAATCCCACAAACCCCTCATCGTTCGGTAAGCAGTCGAACTACCCAGCGTGTTGCCAGAGAGCTTCGACAGGATGACAGCCTTCTCCAGGTCACGAATAAGTTCGCGACCACGCTGCCTGATCTGATACTCGAACTCGTTGCCAACACCAACGTTTCGAACAGACTGCATCGTGCCAGAGACAATAATGTCCTTCTTGAAAATCTGGCAGTAGTTGGTATGCCGCGAACGAATCATACTGACATCATTATCGACATCAGCACCTTCCAAAGCGGCAGGCGACACAACGGTCAGCGAGACACCAGCAGTAATAGTCGCAGCCGTCGAGCCACCAAAACCACGAGTAACCGTGATCGTGTTGCCAGACGCAGCGGTGATCTGCATGTATTCGCCAGTCGTCCCGTTGTAAAGAACGTCACCAGCACCGAGGTTATTACCAATCTGCGGATGCCGTGAGGCATACGCAGGAAGATAGGTAATCGTTTCGCTAAGAGTCTGAGACGAAGCAATCGTATCAGGTGTCAGAGCGTCCTCAATCCACTCATGAAGGACGTTGAACGCAGGCATTTCAGGGTCGCCAAGCGCGGCCAAAAGAGGCGTTTCGCTCGGAGAGATCATGCCGATGACATCAGAGATATCATCATAGATCCCGTTAAACGCGGTATTAGCACCGTCTGTGTCATAGACAGCCCGGCCAGTAAAAGCCATTAACTATACCTCCTCCGGTTATGATCCGGAATATTAGCGAGCGTTTTTGACGTTCGCTTCAATTTGCTGTACGACTCTTTTTTGTCTCTGATACCTTTGAATATCAGAATTAGCGCTTGTCTGACGTGCAACAACAGCCAAGCGTTCCAACTCTTTCTTAGCGGTATCGAGTTCCTTCTGAGTTTCTTGCTTCTTCGTAGAACCGTTAACTGACCCAGCACCTCCAAGAACTTCTGTCAGCTTTAGATAATCAGGTAGAACACTATCGGCAGAATCTTTTGTCAACGGAGCAAGTTCGCCATCGATCAAACGTACGTAGAGTTCACCGTCATCTTCATCGCGAGTTACAATCGGACTCAGAAATCTCTCTCCGACTGTCAAATCTCGGCATTTAATTTCGGTAAGAACCTCTTGAATCCTACGACGTTGTTCCCCGGCGAGACGTTCTGCTTCCGCCTTTCGAGCCCGTTCAGTTTGGGCTTCAAGATCTTTTCTCAATTTTTCGAGTTCGCGTGTTTGTTTCGCGAGTTCGACTTTAAGTGCTCCTGCCTCTCCTCCTACCTGACCATCCTGGTTTTTGCTTTCATCTGCTGCACTGCGGGTTGCAAACTCTGTAACGAGTTCTTCCAACTTTTGCATGTGCGACTTCAACTCAGAAATTTCCTCGTCGCGCTTTTGGAGCTGTTTCTTGCTCTTTGCACGTTCAGCCTGTGCAGCTTGGGCCGCTGCATCAGAAATCTTCTTCTGAACATCTGCTTCTTTCTTCGCTTGATCTTCGTCCCCTTCAGCACCTGAACCGGCACCTTCGGAACCATCATTCGCATCTAGAAGAATACGCTCAGAAACATTCAAAGAATCATACTTAGAAAACGGTGGCATAAAAAACCTCGTACACTATCTGCGTTACGGTCGCAGTAACCTAAACCTACATCACAGCTGTAGTCGCTGAACCAGTATAACTCAGGGATACTGTCGCCCTTGGTTGGCTACACTGCTCAACCAGTACGATCCTTGTCTGTTTCTTCCGTTTCTTTTTCTTCCTTGTCTATGTCTGCTTTGTCATTCCCAGCTTTAGAAACTTGAGAATTAGCAAACACCTCTTCAAATGTGCCTGGAGAGAACGCACTGCTCCGACGCAATTCAGCTTGTTCTATCTCTTTGGCAATTTCGTCACGCAGCTTTTGTGACTCGCGTGAGAACATCTTTGAAGTAACACGCTTCTCCAACTCACGAATTGCCTTCTCGCTTGTTAGAGTTGCTCGTGCTTCCGTAAGAATCTGCAGTTCGATAAGGAAATCATCTACTCCGAATTCTCTTGGATAGACGATGCTCATATCCTGTGAATCTTTTCCTAACCATTTTGCATATAGTCTGTGTATGTCGAGTTCTGCCTGTTCGACGTATTGGGCTTTTGCAGAGAGTGATTGATTTGTTTCGTTGAACTCGAATGCATATGCCACGCCGCTTGTTGCTTCACGGACACCAAGCAAACCAGTCGATCCAGACAACCTGGCAAGACGATAGATCTCACTTCTAGCGTCTTTTATTTGATCACCTATAAGTTTCAAAACTGTGTCGGATGGAGCTAAGTATTGTGGTCTCTCAGCACCTTCCGCGTATGTGAGAATGTTATAATGCGACAGTTCTATTGGAGAATCGTCACCGCTTTCCTGCATTGTGAGAATATTCAAACAGCGGTTGGCAATTTCCTCATCCGCAAAAGAACACCAATTCAGAATCGCAATGTTGATGTCGCAAATATCTCGGACTGCCGACTCACCAAACCAGGAATGCAGAAGAGAGTTCTTGTTTTTCAGAATCACCAACGGGACTTCACCACAAGGATGCTCACCACCGTCGATCTGTCTGGCCTTTTGAACCTGTTTTCCATTTTCTCCGTTTTCGAGATATACTTGCCATTTTTCCCAATCATATTTCGTCCAGATTACAAACGTTCTTGTGTCTGAATCAACTTGCTTCTTCCATGTTCGATTTTGCTGTGTTGGAATTTCGATCTTTACCCACTCGAATTGTCCTTTGTCATCGAGTTCCCAATCTAGAATCTGTTGTGCCTGAACAAGCGATAGATACGGTCGAATTTTGTTTCTCTTTACTTCCTCAACCGTCATCACTCCACCACCGGGAGGCATATCAACCAAGATTCCCGTATGACCTGCAGCAATTGCAAACGTGGCCGCCATCTGCATAAACAGGTCGTACTTCATTCCAGTGCGTGTTGCATCCTTGTAGAGCGACTGAACGTCTTCCTGGAGTTCTCTTGGTTCTCTACGTGTAACAGCGCCTTCGAACAGATAAGCAACATACAGATCAACAATACTGGCTACGTAGTTGTAATAGTAACCACGCTTCAATCTTTGCCGCCACGAATCGTCATGCTCACGAATATGCTTGAAAATGTATTTGTAGATGTCGATAGCAGAATAGCAGTCTATGTACTTATTCCATTGATAGATATTGGCGTCATAGTCCGGATTTGTATAACTCAACGAATCAGCTACCGACGTTGATTCTGCCTTTGCTCTTGTCGTTGTATCGTTCGTATAATCAAGAGATGCGTTGGCACCTATTGAAAAATCCGGACTTGTTGGATGATCTGCCATTCTTTTCCCGTTTATATTCGATTCTTAAACGCCAACAACAGAATAGCCTTTGTACATCCCGCTTCCATGCTTCTTCCACGAATACAAAGCCATTCTTGTTGCGTCTGATGTATGATCGTTTTTCTTTTCTGGGTTTCCGGTTTTATCTGGTTCTCCGTCTGATCGTACTGGCCAACTATATCGTCCCCACTCTTTTATCGTATATTGACATTCGTGCCAGATATACAACATTGGTTCTTCTTTAGGAGGAAATCCAGACAACAACGAACCAATGTAATCTATTCCTATTTTTACCGAACCAGCGCCTTTTGTTGCTCGTTTTGTTTTTATTCCGTATTCGACTAATTCCATCCGTTCTTGTGCTCCCCAGTCTGCATAAATCGGATGCCCAGATGTGTAACCTGGAAGTCTTCGAATAGCTAGTGCATGATCTTTCAAAAGTCTCTGTTCAGCCACATACTCCTGGAAAAGCAACCAGGCACCATTTGGAAGTTGTACGAACTGAAGATAAACAAACGGATGCCCAGGACTAGAACCAAAGTCAATTCCTCCAACTCTTCCCCATGTTAGTGGTGGTGACAAATATCCGCACATCTTGTCGAGTTTTTCAGGAGTCATAATATGCCGTGGACCAAACATATGATACACAAGCTTATGCTTCTCTGGCTTCAGGTTCTCCCACTCGATCTCAAAAGTATCACGGTCCAACATCTTGACTTTTCCAATGTAGTCGTCAAGATTGTAGAACCCGTCGCTTTCGTGTGCCCGACCTTTGCAATATGTGTAAATCGCACAATCGCCAAACTGTGGATCTCCGTGACATTTCCTGTGGCATGTCTGAACCGTTTCAAAAATACTCCATTGATAAACTGCGATATCCTTGTCCTTCGCTTCCCCCAGCAGTTTGTTCATCGTCCCTTCTTGGTACTGCCGAGTCGATGTAAAGACGTTCTGGCCACGTATTCCATTTGTCGTCTGGGCCATGGACAAACCAACCTGGAGAAGTTCCCAGGACATTTCATCGATTTCGTCAACGCGGCTTTTGTTTGGGTGTGCACCTCGGAAACCAACATTGGACGCGGTGATGATTTCTAGACGTGATCCTAATGCGGGAAAGTCAGTACGCGATTTGATGCTATCTTTTCTAGGATTGCATAGATGAATACCAAGCCGGTCAGCAAACTTCTCGCTCAATGTACGGACCCACGGCAACATCAGGAATCCTTTGAAGTAGTCATAGCATCGATCCGCTTGTTTCTGAATTGCACCGGCTGACGTTATCTCGCAATTCTCTTTGAACAACATATCGAGAAAATTGATCAACGCCATATCCAAAGTTTTGCCTCCGTTACGATTGGCAAAACCTAACGCATTTGTGACACGTTCAAAAAATAGGTCCGAGATGAAATAGAACGGAGATGTATTTCCTTCTGTAACGACTTTCCGTGGTAAACGTATCCCAAATGCGGCAACAATGAAATCTTCAAGTTCTGCATCGTTAGTGGGTGGATGTATGTAATTTCCATAGGCGTCAAGACACGTATAATGGTCGATGATTTCTTCATTGACCTTTTCCTGGATAATGTCTTTTTGTGTCCTGCGTTTCGCCATATCTACGCAATTACGCTTTCCAGTGACTTTGTGCTTCTGCTTCGTATTCCTCTCCGCAAAAATCACATTGCACAATTCCTGGAACGAAAACAAACACGCCTCCAGTTAGTTCGGCACAGTCAGCCTCTATTGAAAAATCTCTAACCTCGTCAGGAACATCAACAATATCTCCAGGTTCCAATTCCGGTGTGTAGCTGCGTTCGAATTGATCTCGACCGCACTCAGGACACGTCCATTCAACTGCCGGACGTAGTTCAACGATTTCCTTTTTACTCTTCTTTCGTGACTTCATGTGCTTTCTTACTTTCCTTTTTCATCAGCAGAATCTAGATCATGTAAACAATCGATGTCGCTATGCCAAAGTTTCGAAAGAACAATACGCTCCTTTTCATCCATCTTTCCTAACGCTGCCTTCATAATTCTCAGGTCTTCAATCTCAAGTTTTGGAATTTCCTTTTCAACTTCTCCAGCCTTTCCTGCCTTTCGCTTCAATCCGGCTTGTTCCTTCAATCGATCAATCTCTTGAATCAAACTCAGCAACGTTCTAACTGCAACATCCAACGATCTGGTCTGTGCACCACGCGAAAACAGTTCTCTCAGTTCCTCATCTGTCATCTTGCCGGATGCATTTTTTACGGCAGGGCAATCCAGCATGATTTCGGTTGCCGTGAAAAACAGTTTGTTGTACAACAG